ATCATTATGTGAATTGGGCATTGGAAGTTAATGGAGTTGGAAGTGCTAAGGTGTACCCACTTTGGAATGGCAATGGGACCGTGAAGGTGGTTATAGCAAATAGTAATAAAAGAGCAGCAAGTGGAGAACTTATACAAGCAGTATTTGACCATATTGAAGAAGAAAGACCTATAGGTGTTACTTTAACTGTTGCAAGCGTAATAGAAAAGCCTATAAATGTAGCTGCTAACATACAAATAAGTTCAGCAACTACTTTAGGAGCTGTTCAAAATAGTTTTATAGCTGCTTTAGAATCTTATTTTAGAGATACGTTTGATGGTACTAAGGTAAGCATAATGAAAATAGGAAGCTTGTTGTTAGATATTGATGGTGCGCTAGATGTAGATCATGAAAGTATTAAACTTAATAGTCAAGCTTCAAATGTAACTTTAGGTGCTGATGAAATTGCGGTTTTAGCAGATAATACGCCTGTTCAACTGGGGGTGATGTAGTTGGATATAAGTAAATTCAATGAGAAATTAAACAAAGTTGAAGGGAATACTTATGTTATAGAAGAAATAGTAACTCCAGTTAATGGTGTCTACGAAGCTGAGTTAATACATGATAATGTAGATATTAAAACTCTTAATGTTTATACAGGTTCTAAGCTCACAGGAGATAAAGTTAATACCTATGTTACTTCAACCCCTTCACTTGCGCCATGGAAAACTGTAATTAAAATATTTTCTACTATAACACTGCTTTATATAAGTTATGAGACTTCAGGAGATACAATTGAAGCAGAAGATGTTAATAGGTTGCAAGATTCTGTTGTTAATATCGAAAAAGAAATAAATAGATATGAAACGGATGGAGTTATTGATGGTGGCAATTTTGTATAGGGGAGGAATGAAATATGGCGCAAACAATTTTAATTAAAAGAGGATTAAAAGTAAATTTACCAGTTCTTGCGGCAGGTGAATTTGGAGTATGTACAGATACAAATGAAGTATATGTAGGAAATGGTTCAGCTAATTTCTTAGCAGGTAGAGTAATGATGGGAACTTACGCACTAAGACCAAATGCAGGGGTATCAGGTAGACTTTATTATGTAAATAGTGGAACAAATTTAGGATATATGTATTTAGATGATGGAACAGCGTGGCAAAGAGCTAATGTTTTAGCTTTGAGTGATCTTACAGGGAACATTGATGATATTGCTGATGGTTCAACCTATTCAAAAGTGCTTAAGACAGATGTTACTGGTGGCCATGTAAATAAAGTTTCTGATGGTACAAATACTAAGACTGCAGCAGAAATTAAAACTCACATTGATGATGTAACTAAGCATAGAGTTATAAATGATTCAGGTACATCCATTACAGATTTATGGTCAGCGCAAAAAATTAACAATGCTATTGAATTAGCTAAACATAATATTGAACCACAGGCTAGTGTAAAAGATAAAGATTTATTAACTCCACCAGCAAGTCCTGCAACTGGAGATAGATATATTATAGCTACTGGAACAGCTACAGGCGTATGGTTAAATAATAACAACAAAATTGCAGAATGGAATGGAACAGCATGGGATTTATATACTCCTGGTACTGGTTGGACTTGTTATGTAGATGATGAACAAAAAATGTATTCTTGGAATGGTTCAGCATGGGTAAGAACTGGTGGAGCATTACAAACTATAACTGCTGGTAATGGATTAACAGGTGGAGGTCAAGCAGATTCAGTAACTTTAAATATAGGCGCAGGTAATGGTATTACAGTCGGTGCAGATACAATTTCGGTAACAGCATATAAAGGAATTACAGTTGATGCTAATGGTGTTGCTGCCAATATAGATGGAACAAGTATAGTATATGATAGTGCTAATGGCAATAGATTAACAGTTAATACAGTAGATGGTGGAACATTCTAAGGTGGTGGTTAAATGGCTAAAATACAAGTAAAGAGAGGTTTGGAAGCTAATCTTGGAAGTATAACATTAGCAGACGGAGAATTCGCAGTAACTACAGATACTAAAAAATTATATGTAGGCGTTGCAGGGGCTAAGATATGTTTAGGTGGCGCATCTTCTTTAGGGGATATGCTTAAATCTATATATGATACTGATAATGATGGAATTGTAGATAGTGCTGAAACAGCAATTAAACTAGCTACAGCCAGAAAAATAAATGGAGTTTCTTTTGATGCTACTGCTGATATTACAATAACTGATAATACAAAAGTTCCAAAAGGTTGTACATGGAATGATTTAGAGGGGGTATAGTATATGGATTATGGAATAACTCAATATGGAGTAATACAGTATGCAGAAACTGCCCCTAATTCAGAAGATATAAAAAAGTATTTTGTTGATCTATCTAAATATGTTCCTCCTTTTATCTACAATATGAGTATTATGAAGACTATCTATAATGCACAGGGTGCTGAATTAGGTGGTCTTTATTATTATATTGATGATTTACTAAAGCAATGTTTTATAGATACTGCTACATGGGGATTAACTCAATGGGAAGAAGAGTTTGGGATTATAACAAATCTAAGCTTAAGCTATGAACAAAGAAGAGAAATTTTGAAGGCGAAAAAAAGAGGGCAAGGAACAACCACAAAAACAATGCTTAAGAATGCAGCACAAGCCTTTAGCGGTGGAGAAGTTAACATATTAGAAGATAACACCAACTATTCTTTTACTGTTCAATTTATAGGTATTAAAGGTATTCCAAGGAATATGGCAGCTTTTATAAAGATGTTGGAAGATATTAAGCCAGCTCATTTAGGGTATACATTCAAGTATACTTATACAAATTGGGACTATTTAGATAGTAAGAATCTTACTTATAACACTGCTGAAGCTAATACATGGGATGCTTTAGAAATATACGATTAAAGAAAGGGAGATGATTAAAATGCAAACATCTGCAAATTACGCTTTAAAATTAATGGAAGGTACAGATAATGTAAAGAGACAGGACTTTGTAGATAATTTTACTAAAATAGATATAGAAATAAAAAATGTTAATAATAAAGCAGATAGTGTTGGGATACCATATGTTACTGCTACTGGAACTGCTAATACCTATGCCGTTACCTTATCACCTGCACCTACTGCTTATACTGACGGTATGAGAGTCACAGTAAAAATTAATGTAGCCTGTACTGGAGCTAGTACATTAAATGTAAATTCTTTAGGAGCTAAAGCTATAAAAGATAGTTTAGGAAATGCTATAACAAGTGGAGGATTAAAAGCTAATACTCCATATACATTTTGCTACGAAAGCACTTCGGGTTCTTTTATATTATTGGGTAAGGGAGGTGGTGGAGATGCAACAGCCGCACAATTGTTACTAGGGAAAAAGGCAACTGTAGATAGTGGTCCAATAGTAGGAACATTAGATTTAACTAATTTAGTTACAGGAAATATAAAAAGTGGAGTAACTATAAATGGAGTTAGCGGTAAGACTAGTGTTGTAGATACTTCAGACGCATTAGCAACAGCAGCACAAATATTAAGTGGTGCGAGTGCTTATGTTGGAGGTGTAAAAATAACTGGAACAATGCCAGATTTGGGTAATTCTCAAAATGCAGTAGACACTTGGCAATCTGGTTCTGGTCAATTGGTATTTAGAGTACCTTCTGTTGGTGCTTTTACAAGTGTAGTAAATGGATATAAACCAGAAGTGTCTGCATACGATGCTAATTTTGTTGCTGCTAATTTATTAGCTGGTAAGACTTATTTTGGATTAGCCGGATCAGCAACAATAGAAAGTATAGGTGGTAAAAACTATGTAGAAGGTAGTTTTTCTACTGTATATAATGTTTCATATGTTCTAAATTTACCTTTTACTCCACGTATGATTCTAATATATTGTCCTGCAATTGGATACTGGTTTGAATGGAACAGTCTTATGGGCGGTGGATTTGTAAGAATATTCTCAACAACAACAACAAATTGGTTTTCAATAAGTGGGAATACTATTACTGTTGGTGAAATTAATGCACGTACTTACAATTATTATGTGTGGGGATAATTAAAAGAAAGGATGTATTGTAATGAAACAGAATAATGCAAGAGTATACTATAAAAAAAGCACAGGTGAAGTATTGGTTATTACACCAGAATGCATAGGTACAGTCATTGAAACAACAAAAGAAGATGATATAAAGCTATATCAGCCATTAAAAGATAGAAATATAGATGAAATTGATTTTATAGAGTTGGAATATGGTACTTTAGAAAATACATTTAATAATGCTAAATCATATAAAGTTAATTTAGAAACTAAACAATTAGAAGTTATTTATTACACAAATGAAGAATTAACATCTATACAAGTACAATATCAAGAAACTCAAGACGTAAATTTAAGAGTTTCAGATATAGCTTCATATTTATCAAGCTCAGATTCAACTACTATTGCAGATATAGAAAACTCTATATTAGAAATAGAAAAAAATAAAATTATAAATGGAGGAATATAACATGACCGCAATTCAAACTTTACTAGGTAACATATTAAGAAACAGGATTAATGCAGAATTAAAGAAGGACAAGGCTTCTCAAGATTTTGCTAGTATTCAGGAAGCAATGGATATTTTTTTAGCAGGAGATAAGATTACAGCAGAACAATATGCAGAATTTACAGGCTTAATAACGCCAGTAGCAACAGCATAAAACTATAGTATTTAAAAAGTAAATAAAGAATTATAAGTAATAGATCAGCACCAGTAAAGGTGTTTTTTTGTTTAAATAATGGAAGGATGGATAAAATAATGGAAAGTAAAAAATTATTTACGTTGTATATTGGAAAAGAAAATGAAGAAGTTGATTTAAATATCCATGTGGAATTGAATTTAGCGAATTTAGTTCCAGAAGATAAAATTGATGGAATACTTACAGAAGGTGAATTAAAGCAGTTAGAAGAAATTACATTAAATATATGCAAAAGAGTAAATAGAGTCAATGGATCTGATGAATTAAAAATGTTTAACATAAATAAGTAGTAATAAATCGCAATCTTTTCTAAATATATTATTAAATGTATAATATATGTAACTTGGACAACTATTTAGGAGGATTTTACATGAATTTGGGAAAGATTAAAGAACTCGAAGATTTAAAAAAAGATTTTCAAAAATATAGTTCTGAATATAACAACTTATCTAATAAAAGAAGACGTAATTATATTGTTGCAGTTTATAAAGACTTTATTGATTTTTTTAAAGCACAAGGATTTACAATTAGTGATGGGTCAAAAGAAATAGAAGCTGTATACGGAAGCACTAAAATAAAAATTGATAAGTATAATGAAGATGAATGGTATATGGGATGTTATGCTGTATGGCATATTGAATGCATGACAAATAAGTCTAAATACAGAATACTATTAAATAAATTAGGGAAATATCCAACTGTAAATGTGACATACGGAAGCTCAAAAATACTTTCAGAAGACGAAAAATTAGATAAGGAAATAGAACAAATAAAAGAATCTATTGCTAAAACGAAAAAGGATATTGAAGAATTCGATTCTGTCAAATTAGGATATGGACTAATTAATGAAGATGATAAAAGTCTAAATGATAAATATCCACAATTTGAAACTATGAAAGAACTTTTAGAAAGTATATTCAAATAACAAATAACAAATGTCCAAGTTAAGATATAGCAGAAATGTTATATCTTTTTTTATTAGCAAACATGAAATAAAAACTAATAAGCAAATTATTAGCACCAATAGAGATGTTTTTTTATGCTTATTTTTAGAGAAAAATTGACTTGAGGAAGGTGTTATATGAATGAAGAATTAGTAAGGGATAAGCTAGAAACGCATGATAAAAGATTAAATAATCATGGGGAGCGACTTGATAAACTTGAACAGGATGGAAGGGAACTTAAAACAGAACTAAAGAACTTATGTGAAAATATTAAATCATTAACTAATATGATGAAGTGGTTTGTAACTACATTAGGAGGAGCTTTAATAAGCTTCTTTTTTTATGCAGTTCAAACAGGAATATTTAATAAGTAATTGGAGGAATGTAAAATGATAAGCACAATTTTAAAATTATTAGTAGAAGTATTAGGAAAGAAATTAATTAAAGCTGGATTAGAAGAAACAATATTAAAAAATCAAAAGTATATTGATGCAGCAAAAATGATATGGAATGTGGTTGAAGAAAACTTCAGGATCACTGAAGTAATCGAAGAGAAAATTTCTAGTAAGGCAGATGCATTTGATAAGATGTTGCTTGCCAAATTCCCAGAGTTAAGTCAATCAGATGTATCAGAACTAAGACAAGCAGTTGCAGGAGAAATAAACAAAAGCAAAGATGCAGTACTAACAGAGGCTAATGCTCTTAAGCAACAACAAGATACAATCGCTAAGTTGACAGCAGAGAATGCAGATTTAAAAAATAAGTTAGCTACTATAAATGCTCAATCTACTGTAGTAAATGCAGTTCAAGAAACAGTAGCATAACCTTAATATTTAGAGTGGTCTTAATGACAGCTCTTTAATTATTTTTTAAAGAAAGAAGGAAACCTATATGAAAATTGGATTAAGAGCAGGGCATTCAGATAATTGCACAGGAGCTATTGGAATAGTTGATGAACATGAACAAATGAAAAAGTATTATTCATCAGTTAAGGCGGTATTTGAAACATATGGTCATACTGTTATTGATTGCAATAGTAATGCAAATACTCCAGGAGGGGAATTATCGGAAGGTGCAGGAAAAGCTAATAACAACAATGTGGATTTATTTATATCTTTGCATATGAATGCAAGTGATGGTCAAGGTCATGGAACAGAAGCATGGGTAAGTAGCACATCTAGTAAAGCATATGGGTATGCATATAATTTATGTAGTAATTTTGCTGCTTTAGGTTTTACTAATAGAGGAGTTAAAACTTCGAATGGTTTATATGAAATGAATCATATTTCAGCACCCAATATTATTTCAGAGATATGTTTCTGTGATTCACAGGAGGATATAGATATTTATAACAAATATTCTTGGGAGCAATTAGCATATGCGTTCTGTAATGCAATAGATTCTAATATACCTAAAGTGCCAGTAGTTAAAGAGGGTAACCACGATAGAGGTTATATTGTAACTAGCTATTTACCTCATTCAGATGGTTACAACGGTGTGGATATAAAATATTACATAGGATATTTTGAAGGTGTTAAATGCTATGTTAGGGGCAATGACAAGGGCGTGTGGATTGAAACAGAATATTTAACTTTAGACAAGTGCAATGAATTAAAGAATAAGTTAGGTAAGTTATTTTATTCAATTGAATATTAAGAATTTTAAGGGCAGCATGGAGATTAATTTCTTTGTGCTGCCCTTTTTATATTTTACAATTTAAATTACATCTTTAACTATAATACACCATTCTGGGGAACCATTTATTCTCTTTTGTTTATAGGCACTATTGCCCTTGCCAGTAGTAACAAGATTATAAAAAATCAATAATTTATTTATTTCAGTTTTTGAAATATTGTGTTTTAAAGATTCATCATAAACTTTATTCCTATCTAAAATTGTTCCATCATGGTCAACTTTTAATATTCCATTAGCAATAACATTATTTAGAATTTCAACAACTTCATCTTTAGTTACTACAGGCTCAGAGATAAGCAATTTATTTCTAGATACTTTAATATTTGAACCTGTAAGTTTTGATATTTCAGCTTTTAGAAATTGAATTTCTTTAAATAGATCGCTATTTGAAATAAGGCTTTCCATTTCATTAAATCTTTTTACATACTTAGCAGTAAACAAAATGCCCTTTTCACCTTGAAGCTTATTTCCTAATAATTCACAACCCATTTTAGTTATTAGATAACATGAATATTTTCTTAATTGACCTTCTATAAAATACTCACTAGGCAAGTAAAACTCAGAGAGTGAAAAATTTTCACTTTCTAAAACTTGGCAAATTTCTCTTATTTCTCTCATAAGTTGTTTATGTTCTTTTCCTAACATTTCAGCTACTTCTCTACTGTCAATTGTTTTTGATTCATAAATTCCTGCAGTAATTAATTTATTCATTCTAAACACCTCATTAACACGTATTATTTATTCTTTTTAGCAAATTCAATCTTTAATTCATATCCAAGAGCTTCAGCTATTTCTTGCATTTCTTTTGTGCTAAAATTGTTTCTTTTCATCTTATTAGCTAAATTCCCTTGAGAAGTATTTATTTTATCAGCTAATTCAGCTTGGTTTAAATCTTCATCTATTAATATCTTTTTTATTTCCTTTGCAATGTCTAACATACAATCACCTCTAATATAATTATAACTATAAAATTATAAAAGTAAACTATATAATTAATAAAACAACTAAAAAATTATAAAAAGTTATTGACGAATAAATTAAAAAGTTATAATATATAACTATAGAGTTAACCAATTAATTAATAAGTTGTAAAAATAAACGCCTACTTGCTGGGGCGTAGAGTTCAGCAAAGAGTTACCATTAAGGCTAAATATTTTAATGGGGTGAAAATCCAATAAATAAGAATTTAAAATCGAAAGGATTTGATATATATGATTAAATTTGAAATAGGTAAAGAATATGCTACAAGGAGCGTTTGCAATAGTGAATGTATATTTAAAATAAAAGTTATAAAGAGAACTGATAAAACAGTTACTGTAGACGAAGATGGAGAGGTTTCAAGAAAGAAAATATATATGGATGATAATTGTGAATATATAAAACTTGGCAATTATAGCATGGCACCAATAATTCATGCTAAAGAACAAACTAATAATAATACTGAAGTTAAAGAATTAGCAGAGCCTAAAAGCAGCATTGAAAGCGAAATAATTTCGTTATTAAGTGAAGTGGATAGAAAATATATTATAAATACTCTAATATCATTTGGATGTGATAAACAAGAAGTTTATGCTAATGCATTCAATATAGAGAAGTTATCTAATATGTTTCTTAATATTTCTAAAAAGAATATAATTGATTTTTATATGATGGCTTTTCAATTAGCTGAACATATTAAATAATAAAAAGGCAGTAACCTAAGCTACCACCTAATCCGCAAATTAAGTATAGCTTAGGTACTCCTAAAAATCAATATTAAAATAGATAGGAGTGAATTAAGTATGGAAGAAAAAATAAAATCAAAACTTAAATATCTAAATGAAATGTTAGAAAAGTACAATGAGTTAAATAGGAAAACTAAAAATAGATATGATTGGAGAGGAAATGCTATAAATGATCAAATAGAAGCTCTAGAGGATATTTTAGAGAATAGACCTAACAATCAATGGAATGAGTGCTACGAAGAAGATTTAAAAGAATCAAATATATATTAAAGTAAAAGAGGTAGTATTTGGGTGATTAAGCTTAAATACTATCTCTTTTTATGATTTGGTTGTAAATTATTCGATTATATTATTTCCATTGCAATATAAATATATACAGCCTTTTTAGTTATGTATTTGACAATATTGGTAAATAATATACAATTATAGTATAAAATTTAAGGAGGGGTTAATCATGGGGGTAGTTTTACTATTAGTTATAATAATAGGGCTTCCATTGCTCGTTTTGCATATTAATGCTAAAAATGATGATAAGATAATGGAAGAAAAAGAACAAATAAAAAGAAAAATGGAAGTAAATAAAGAAAAATATTACGAAGAAAATAATATTCCTGAAAATGCTTATTTGATCCGTTGCACTAATAGAATTGTTAAAGAAATGCCTATAGAGGGTAAGTGGAATGTATTTTTATGGAAAGAAGATAATATCATCAGTTTATGTGGGCAAAATGAATCTGATGGCATAAGAAAGATAGAAATTCCAATAGAAAGTATTAAGTATTATGATAGAAGTGGAGATTATAGAGTTGATACAGTAACAGAAGGTGGCGGAATAAGCTGGGGAAAAGCAATTGTTGGTGGGATAATTGGCGTTTTAATTGGCTGGTTTGTTGGAGGTCTTATGGATTCATATAGTGACGTTTCTAATTTTAGAATTTTTACTCATAGCACTGTATATAGTACAGTTCTAACTATTATTGGGTTGCTTGTAGGATTATTATTGGCTGGAAGAAATAAAACTATTACAAAGAATAAAGAAATAGATAATAGGAAAACATATTTTTATTATTCAGAAGATAATAAAGATAAGAAAATGGTTTTCACTTCAAAAGATTATGAATCATTATTAAAATTAATACCAGAAAAAGAAATGAGCTATATTGAAAACAATAAAATTCTAAAATCTGATGAGTTAAAAAATGACAATGTATATAGAGATATTGAAAAGCTATCTGAATTGAAAGAAAAAGGAATTTTAACAGAAGAAGAATTTATGAATAAGAAGCAATTATTATTAGATAAAATACAATAAAGTGATTTAAGCTAGGATTTAATTTCCTAGCTTTATTCTTGTACCTGTAGAACCTATCCATTGACTTAAAATTTAAGTTTAAATACAAATAACGATAATTTATACCTATAGGAATACACCTTCTTAAATCGTCTAATTTCGCCTTTTAATGCACACCTATTTTGAACAGATATTATATTGCCAATAGATCAGAATAACATCTTCTTTTTCTTACTATAATACATTCTCATGTTTTAAATCCTGTAACAAAAACATAAATATATTATTGTTACAAGCTAACATTAGTATTATCAATACCTAAGGACATTTTTTTACCCGTAACAAGTTTTGAAAAATTATGAAGGTATCTTTATATATAATAGGTTTATGTACATACTTATCTTTATATATATATTATATATTTATATATTATTGTTACAATATATATAATATATATACAAAGGCAGTGATACCAATAGTTTTGCCCGTAACAAAACGTGTAACAGTAAATAAATACCAAAAATATTTAATTACTCTATAGGCTAGTAGTATCAATGTCTATAGGTTGTCACAAAATAAAGTTTGTTTTTCGTTACAAGTTTGTGACAGTTTATAACAGAATGCGAAAATAAAAAGCTAGGAACATTACCAAACTCATTATTAAATAAAAGTATTAATATTATTTTCCCTCCAATATAGAAAATATATTCATATTATACTACGATATATTTGACAAAGTTACCAAATAATATACAATTATGTTGTATATTAAAGACAAAGTGGGAGGGTATTATGGGGAACAAAATAGAATTGATATCTAAAGAAGAATGGTATGAACCCAAACGCAAAGCTAAAAAGAGAAAAACATTAAAACGTATATTTGCATATTCAACAATAATAATAATTGCTTTTTTAATGCTTCTAGGTTTGAGAATTAAAAATATTGAAGCACAACATAAAAGAGAGCAAGAGCAGAAAATATTAGATGCAAGAACTAAAAGAGAAAATATAAGAACTAATGCTATAACTGCTTCAAAATTAATTGTACAAAAAAACTTGAAAAGTCCATCAACAGCAGAATTCCCTGACTCAGCATTTCATGGTGAGGAATATAAAGAAATTTTAGTAGAGGATAATTCAAACTATCAAATATGGTACATATCCAGTTATGTTGATTCTCAAAATTCATTTGGTGCTATAGCAAGAACTTATTGGGCTGTAAAAATTCAAATGTATGATGATGGTAATACGTATAAAATATTAGATGTTGAATTTAAATAATAAAAAGGCTAGAATTTGATTTCCTAGCTTAATTATAAAAAATAAAGCTAGGAGTAAGTAAATTTATTCCTAGCCAATATCATTATTTTTTTATCACATCATTAACACATTTTTAACACACAAGTTCTGTTAAGCGTTGTAAACACTCATAAACTTCTATAATATAAATTTAGCATTTTGAAATGTTTATAAAGTTTTATAAAGGTATTCTATAGTTAAAAAAGAATCCAGAAGTCGTGAGTTCGAATCTCACCAAGTGCACCAAAAATGAGTAATACCAATGGTTTGGAGAAATTTAGACTGTTGGTATTTTTATTTTGCCACCTTTTTTATTCTCTTATAAATTTCCATATAAAAAATGCACATTAATTAGTTCACATTCTTTTTAACTGTTATTTTTTATCCATTTATTTGTGATAAGTTAATAAATTTAATATTTTTTCAATCACTGGCTTTGTGTTTGATCAGCAATATATATACTAATGTATTTTAGATAAAGGATATTATTGGATATAATATATATACACAAATAAAATAATTCTGTGGATAAGTATAATAAA